CTTGCTGAAGTCAGGAGGGTTTAGAAATCAGCTACACCCTTAAATGCGAAGAGCCCGATATGGTCTGCCATGTTGCATACGGTTTAACGACGAGCTGGGGGGCCAGGCCAAACTGGTACATCCTCAGCGGGGACGCGCCAAGGATCGCGGTGACAGCGGGGCTACTTGAGCAGACCTTAAAGATTGGCGGGTACATCACCCCTCCAGAATTTTGTCTATTTGCTTTTCTAGCTCGATGGCAAAAGCATTTGTTGCCTCCTGAACGGTGCTCTCAAGCGCTGGCCGCATGAAAGGCTTCGCCCGAGTTCTCTCTGTGCCAAACTCAACTAGCCGCCAGTACCAGGTATCGCCCCCTGGATTGTTCCTACCCTCACCGCTGAGTTCTCCGTACTCGCTCATATCCCGAGCGCCGCCGCGAACTCCGATTCGATAGCCAAGATCGCCGGTCTGGCGATTCATCCTGGTCATCCACTGCATCGCAATGTTCTTGGCGATCATCTCGCGAGTGGTTTTATCGTCGATCCCCCTTGCATTCTGACGCGCCTGAGCGCGGACTATTGAGGCTGCTCTTGCCAGGGCACGACGGCCTCCTTTCTTCTTCACCATCGGCGACATCTGGTTCAGCTTCTCGATGACCTCATCCATCCCAGTCATGCTGAATTCGACGGTATCAGCCATGGACTCTCCGAAACGCAAAGCTGGTGATGCCTTCTCGGCCAAGTTTCGACTCCTGGTCGCTTACCTCGACACATTCGAAACCTTGACGTTCGCACCATCCGATCAAACCGTGCATCGTGTGGTACCAGATATGCTCACCCGGCTTGTAGTGCTTGGAGGCCAGGCAGTCAGCCTGATCCTTGTAGATCGGCATCGACACAAACAGCCACTCGCCAACATGGTCGAGCAGCTTCTCCGGCTCGGGAATGTGCTCCAGGCTGTCCCAGCAGGTCACGGCCTCTGCGTGGTGCTGGTACGGGTCGTAGTAGCGCTCCTGCGCCCTCAGCCAGTCCACCGCCTCCGGGTTCACGTCGAAACCCATGGCGCCGGACTCGGTGACGAAACGGCCTCCTCCGATACCGATGTCTACCACCTGGCCGGCAAAGTGACGGCGCACCAGATCAATACGAGCCTGGGTCAGCGCAGCGCCCATCGGGGTAGCATCGAGCGCCTGATACTTCTCGAAATACGGCCCGCTATAGTCCATCGGAGGGCGCGGGTGAAAACCCATTCCAAGTTCTTCAGACCAGAGCAGGCAGTCGGTCAGCCAAGGCGGCAAAGCGTGCGTCATGATCGGCGATCCTTTTGTCACAAGTGTGCTGTTTCAGGGTGCAGCGGCAGAACCTGTCAGGAACCGCGAAGGTGATGCGGGACAGGTCCATGCATTTGTCGGTGATGTGTTCCGGCGAGTTGTAGCCGCCCTGCCCGCCACAGATAATCCAGGCCGGAACCTTGGCGGCAATGCTGGCTGGAACGATCCAGCCGATGCCGCCAATCACGGCATCTGCGTGCTGGAGCAGCGCCAGCAGTTGTTCAACCGGCAGTTCGCCCTTGTGGAACTGGACGTCAGCCGGCGGAAGTGGATCGATGGCCCATTCCTTGCCCGGCTCCAAGTCCGCCACGGAAACCACTTTCCAGCCCCTGCGGCGCATCTCTGCGGCAGCGCTGGCGATGTACTCAGGCAGTGGGTTGCGCGTGTCTGCACGCCACTCAGCGCGAACCGTGGCTGGGCGAACCAGCACATAGCGCCCATCGACTGGCGGAGGACCAAAGTCCGGCAGGTCGAACTCGCCGGGTTCGCAACGGAACGCCTTGCGCAGCCCCTGAATGATCGGGTCTCGGCCGTAGGCGATGCGCATTTGGCCGCCGCCGACAGGGCGGTGCCAGTCGTGCTCGCGCTGGATGTTCTTGGCCTGGGTTCTCAACTGCGTCGCCGGGCGAACGCACTTCACGTCGAGGTCGAGGTAAAGCTCTGGCCAGGGTGTTTCGAGGAATGCGCCTGGGTACTTCCTCAGGAATGCCCTGGAATAGATCGAGTCGCCGAGGCCGAGCATTCCACGGATCAGCATGGATCAGTCAGCCAGTCTGCTACGCAGTTCGTAGCCCATCAGTGGCCAGATTTTGGAGACGGCATTCTGCCGGGAGATTTTCCGGCCGATCTCCGCGTCGAAGTTCGCCGGGCTCGCACAGGCCGACTCGCCGGTGACGGTGAAGCCGTTCTTCAAGACGAGGACGCAGAATGTCAGGAGACCGAGCGTTTCGAGCTGGGGGGCGCCTCCGAATACCTTGTTCGTCGCATGGACCACACCACGGAACAAATAGTCCTTGGCTTGCTGCTCCTTCGGCAGTTGCTCAAACGGAACAAGACAGGGATGCTCTTTTTTCTCAGCATCCTTGACCGGGCCGTATTTCCAGCCATCGTCGAGTTTCTGCTTCATCCAACTAATGTGCGAGGCTTCTGGACCGAAGTTGCCCATCGTGTGTAGGTCAACGCCCATGCGAGCAGAGGCGCGTTGCCATTCCGGTGCGTCATCCCATGCGGGCTGACTGCTATCGCCGAGAGCTTGGCAATAAGCACGATTGACCTCATGGGCCACTTCAGCCACCTGCAACATGGTTGCGCCCCGCGTAGCGTCAGCAGCCGTAAAGTAGAACTCGGCGGCAATGTTCGCCTCGATGTCAGCCGGCGTGATGCGCGGCGCGGTCAGGCCCTTGGCTTGGATTTCTTGTTCGATTGCTTCGTCGGTCATTTCATGATCTCCAGAAACGACGAAGCCCGCTCAAGGCGGGCTTTCGTTCGTCAGGGCGGGGTTAGGCGGCTTGCGGATAGATCAGGCGGAGCTGGCCCGGCAGCCCGAATGCCTGCATGCACCTAGCTTCGAAGTCCTTGCGGTCTACAGAGCTATCCGCGATCAGCGTGACCATGCGGATTTGCTGGTCGAGCCGATCACGGCCTCCATCTGTTAGCCACTGGTGCATCCTTTCGCTTTCACCGCGGCGAGCCTTTAGCTCGGCATGCACTTCCTTCGGCAGGATGGCGGCGTAAACCCAGCGGTCGGTGATCTGACCAAAGATGGCCGGCGTTCCCTTGGTATGACCTTCGAAAACGGTTCCGGTGATCCTGGCCAGAGCACGGTAGTAGTCATCGCCGAAGCGCTTCTCCCATGGAGCAGGAGCCGTCAGCAGGATCATACCCATCACGCTGTCCAGGCCGGCTTGATTACGGGCGTCGCGGAAAGCCTTCACCAGCCGGAGCTTGAGGTCGACCACCAGGTCGCTATTCCGGGAAAGGCTCAGGAGAAAGTACGCCTGATCTTCATTCAGCAATGCGAAACGCTCAGCCCTGCCGCCGCCTTGGGCCCGCCGACCAACTTCCTTTTGAAACGGCAGTTGGCCAAGTTCCTCAAACTTCCGCTGATAGCGCGTGACAAGGGCAAAGCTGTGCTTGTGCTTAACCCCTAGTTGCTCGGCAATCACGCGACTATCGACGCGCGCCTCGCCGGCGGAGTGAACAAGCTGAATAACATCGGTCATGGATATAGCTCCTTCCGCCTGGAATAGGTAAGCAGGCAGGGGCGTAGGCGGAGCGGACCGACCCTTTTCGGTAGCGAACCTAGCCTGCTTATTTGATTGGCCTGGCGGCCGAGTAGAGACGCAGCGGGGCGGACGGATGAGCAGACATCCGCCGTTCGGCTGTACGGGCCTAGCTGCGTGTTGAGCGCCCTTGCGGGCTAAATAGTTACCGGCCGTCCGTCAATCCATCAGAACAGCGCAGTCTCCATTCGCGCCGAGCGGTGACATCGGTCTCTGCGCTGGTGACGTTGTAGACCCTGCCATCCCAGATGACCCGCCAGGTGTACAGTTCCAACCGCTCAACGGGGAACCACCGACAGTTGATCCTGGCAGTGGTCTCTGCCTGCGTAGCGTCTGCGGCGATGAACTCGCGACCTGAGCCAGTCAGAACCTCGGCGGGAAGGTCGGCGCGACCAGAGAACAGAACGGCCTCCCAGGTCGTCACCATTTCCCCCGTATCAGGGTCTTGTGTGTGGACCTGCCGCTGAAACTGAATGCGGTGGCGCATACGGTAGGCCAGCATTCAAACCCCCAGGCCGCATCGATACGGCATCAGCTTCACCTCGGCCGCCTTGCGCAGCGTTGCGATTTCATCGGGAGCAGCCTGATAGCTGGCCTGAAGCAAAAGAAGCACTCCGATGACCACGCTAGGCGGAATGCCTGGTTCGCTGCTGACTACCTCACTGCTCTCCTCGCAGTTGCAAAGGCCATCAAGAGACTGGCGCCACATGAATTGGCAGGCCTCATCTTCCGCCCCGTCCAGCAGCAATTGGAGCTTGGCGTCATCCCAGTCATGGATCACATCAAGGAAGGACTTTGCTGTATCAAGCGGGATCATGCTCATTCAGCACTTCCTCCAGCGGGCGTCGAGCGAAGCAGGTCAGCGCTGTTTCGCGAGTGCAATTGATGATCTCGATTGTCGGGTTGTTGCGCTTCAGGCGCTCGAACTCGGACGGCCACTCCGCGATCTTGCCGGCGCTCCCGAGCCCTTTCGGGTGGTCGCCGTGCCAGTGCGATTGCCCATTGGTTTTCTGCATGTCATAGCCCAGCAGGATGATGCGTTTAGCACCCCTGGCGATGGCCAAGGAAACTGCGCCGCCGCCTGAGTTCCTGTAGTGCTCGATGCGCTCCGTCTTGATTCCGAAGGGATTGGCGCTGAGTGTCAGAAGCTCGCCACAGAAGTTTGCTTTAGCCTCCGCGGCGTATCTCTCCCACCAGACCTTATCCATTGCCCACAGCGCATCAGCCCAGGGGGTCAGTCGGAACGTTGTGTTCGTGCAGATGGCCGCCCTCTGCGGCGAGGAGTTTCGCCACTCTCGGACTCGTTCGCAGTCTTCTGCTGTGAGGCTGGGGCCACTTGCGAGGCAGACAGCGACTCGCCAGCCACAGGCTTTGGGATCTCTGATTCCACAATCTGGCACAAGCCTCGGGCCACCAACTGGCGCGCCAGGTGCTCGGATGCAAGGTATGCATCACCGCCAGCCTTTCTCACGCGACCGCCGTCCAGGTATGAGCGAATTGGCTTGATCATTACGTCAGGCATAGTCACCTCAAAGAAAGAGGGGCCGGGAGACCGGCCCCTTCCAGTCAGCTGGCGGTCAGCGAACCACTCACGAAAGCCTCGGGTCGATAGACCGCGAAGGCCAGCCGCTCCTCGGCGCGGATGGTGACCATGTTGTTCTCGAAGTCCTTGTCGTTCTCGGTGGAAACCAGAACCTCGATGTCCATGCGGTCGAAGATCTGGGCGCCGAGAGAGAACGCACCGGTCAGGAACTCGTCCTGAGTGATGGCCTGGGTTTCCACCACCGGCAGACGCCAGAGGGTCGGAGTGGTGCCGTTCTGCGGGCTGCCGATGATGTAGCGGTTCTCGGCGTCCTTGGTCAGCTCGATCAGCGCCCAGTCGATGGGGTTGAGCACGATACCGCTGGCCGGGAACTCGGCCAGTTGCGCCTGAAGGATCGCCAGGCGGATGCGGTCGATTCGCTGCTCGGCAGTCACCACTACGCCACTCGGCGGCGCGTAGGCCTGTGCCTGCGGAATGATGCCGTGCAGATTGGCGCCGGTCCCGTTCCCGTAGAGCAGCTGACCTTCTTCGACCAACATCAGGCCGTAACGAGCGCGCGCGTCGATGTAGCTCTGCAAGGCCGATGCGTCATCCAGGATCTGGCGACTTGCCTTGAACAGGTGCGCAATGGTGCGAACCGGCGCGTTTTCCAGTTCGAAGGTCAGGTCGGAGTATGGCTTCTGGGTGCCTTCCGAAACAGGAGCGGCATTGTTGACGAAGCCGGTCTCGCGGACGTACTCGACGGAGTTCGACTCAGTGGTGCCAGGCGCAACCAGGTCGCGGATGGTCAGTCGACGCTGCGGCGCGGCAACGACACCGGGGCGACGATCAGGTGCAACCAGGGCGCCGCCAGAGCTGTCGATGGAGGTGATGGCCGAGCGCGGCATGGATACGCGATGCGAACCGCGCAGGGAGCTGGTTACACCCTGCTCTTTCAGGCTCTCTGCGACCATTTGGCCGACGGTCTTCGGTGCTTCTTCGCCGCCGTCACGCTTCTCGTTGGCCAGCATGGCTTGTTCCGCGGCGCTCAGTCGTGCTTGCAGTTCGCCCTGAGCAGTCAGAAGTTCGTCGACCTTGGCGCGGGTTTCCTTGTTCATCTCGCCGAAGTTGGCGATCTGGGTGTTGACCTGTTCGGCCTGGGCCTTGATCTGGTCGCCGACCTGCTTGAGGCTGGCGTTCAGTTCGCCGATTTGTTTTTCGAAGTCGCTCATTGCGATTCTCCTTGGAGGAATTTGGTGATGTCTTGTGCTGCCCGTAGTGCAGCGGAGAGGTCAGGAGCGACAGCGCCAGGCATATCGGTCGGGGTGTCACCACCCCCGCCAGCAGCGCCAAGCATGCTGGTCTTGAAGTCGTTGATGAGTTCATTGCGCTGGCTTCGCGACATGCCGCTGCGAGCCAGGGCGGCATCCATGCGGCGCTTGGCCAGGATGGCTTCGCTGCGGTTGCTGGGAGCGCTGGAGATCTCGTCGGACTCCAGGAAGGCATCTGCCCACCCCTTGTCGACGGCTTCGCGCCCACCGATCCAGGTCTCGGCGTCCATCTGCCTCACGATGTCGTCGATGTCGATTCCCGTGCGCTGTGCGTAGATGTCAGCCAGCGTCATGTCGAATGGCTCCAGCCAATCGGCTATCTCGCGGAGATCATTCCGATTACCCATGGCGATCAGCCAGGCGTTATGGATCATCAGGAAGGCGGCGCGGCCGATGCGGATTTCATCCCCCGCCATGGCGATGAAAGAGGCGGCAGAGGCAGCCAGGCCGATGATGTTCACCGTGACCTTGCCCTTGTGCTCGCGCAGCAGGTTGTAAATGGCCAGGCCTTCGAACACATCGCCGCCAGGGCTGTTGATATTCACGGTCACATCGACATCGCTGCCTATGGCGCGCAGAGCGCCAGCAATGCGTTTTGCCGTGACACCTTCGCCGGTCCACCAGTCGTAGCCAATCGGCTCGTAGATGGTGATCGTGGAGTCCGGGTTATCGCCAGAAGCTGCTCGAAGCTCAGGACGCCATGCATCTAGCGCTTTGGGCGCCAGGTCGCACTGGACGCCCGAGCGCGGGCGAGCCTCCGGCGCTGCCGGAAGATTTCGCAGAGTCATGGGTTACTCCTGTGTTTCTTCGAAGTCGGGCCCAGGAACTTTCAGTCCTGCACCATGCTGATTTACGAGCTGCCGCGCCTCGTCGGCGGTGATCATCTTCCCAACGCCGAGGTAGGCCTTTTGAACCGCCTCTACGGCGGAGAGCTTTCTTTCGTTGCCCCCCCCAGTTGATCGAGGGGGACTAGGTTGGATTGGACGGTGAGAATGTCGCCACCGGGAAGCTCTGGAAGGTTCTCTTTCCGGCGACCTTCGTTGCGGGTCATGAAGCCGTTTTGCGCCATGGTGCTGTACCAGGCAGCGCGACCAGCGCTATCAGCCTTCAGGAACCCCTCAAGTGAGAACTCGGCGTAATAGCGAATCCGCTCGGGCGCAGTTAGCAGTCGCTTGTTGACGCACTGCTGAATCTGATTGGTGATCGAACTGATCGAGAATGTCAGGAACGCGAGCATCTGCTGTTCAAGCCCTGTCCCCCAGTTGCTCCCCTTGTCGGTCTGGCCAATCATCCAGGGCGGCACCCCGAACCATCTGCAAATCTCGATCACGCCATGCTCTCGCGTCTCCAGCAACTGAGCATCGACCGGATTGATGCCGATGGTTTCAGGGGTAATCCCCTGCTCCAGAACCGGGGATCTTCCGGAGTTCATCGCGCCCGATACGGACTTCACATACTCCCTGAACTCCTCCCGCTGCGCAGGCTGGAGAATGCGATCAACCTTGAAGGCGACCGTGGGTAGAAGTCCGTTCTTGAATGTGCCGTTGGCTGCGTCCTCCGCCGACATGACCGAGCCGAAGACATCAACTCCGTACCTGATTGCAGAGAGACCAATTCGACCATCCAGCGTGAACGCCGGGATGTGCAGCATGTTGGTACGCTCGATCTCTCTACGAGCACCCTTCTTTGGCGTATAGAAGTACTTCAGGCGACCGTTGTCATCACACTCCAGGTCGATCCTCGATGGAAGCAGGAAGTCCAACGCAGCCGGTCTGCCCGCAGCACGGCGAATCTCCGCGTATGCGTTCCCCCAAAGCAGCATCGATGCGACCATGGCCTGCCAGAACTGGAAGGCCGTCATGTCGTCATTGGGGCTGTTGTGAACAACATCGTAGAGCGGGAACGACCGAGCATCGACTCTGCTTCCATCCGCTTTCCGCTCATACACTCCAAGCGGAAGACCGGCGACAGAAGTAGAGATCAAGCGAACGCAAGCCCATACCGCAGACAGCTTCATTGCCTTGTCGACAGTGACCTTTTTCCCGCTAGACGACTCTCGCCCCAGGAACTGCGACCAGAACGCGCCATCTGTCAGACGGATGGTCTTATCCCCCCAACCGAACAATGAAGACCTTGGCGCAGACGTAGCACTGCTCAGGACTTTTCCGAGACTCTTACTCACTGGTCAGCCCCTTGCGAATGAACGCCGCGATGGCGAACGCCGACGCCGCACCGGAAATGAGCGCCCAGCCGAGCCCCAGCAGCACGAAGGTTCCGGCTACGAAAAGAGCCAGACCAAGGACGCCGAAGAAGAGGTAGAGGCCAGTAGCGATGTTCATGCGATGATCGGGTTCCGTATGGCGTTCATGAAGTCGTCGCCGTCATCAACGCCGGCAACCAGGGCGCGCCCCATAGCCATGATCAAGGTCACTGGACCATCGATCTTGCAGTTGGGGTCGTTGTCGTTTTCCTTGCGCGGGTAGATGTTTTCCTTGGCATCGATCTTTGCCGCCACATTTCCCATCATCCAGGTCATGACTGGGTTTCCGTCATGCCAGAGCGTCCGAGCTATCACCCTCGCCTCCACCTCCTTCATCGGGTCGCTCATGTTCTTCACCGTCTGGTTGAAGTCCACGACCGGGATTGAGGTGCTCGAGAGGCGTGTGATCAGGTAGTTGGCCTGCCAGTCGTCGAAGGCGGTATCCTGCAGGTCGATCTGTTTTGCTAGGTCAAGGATGTCTGCCTCGATAAAGGCGTAGTCCGTCATGCTCCCTGGAGTCAGGACCAGGTGACCCTCAAGCGCGAAGTTCTGATACTTCTCGTTTTCCTCGGCGGCAGCCTCTGGAGCGTAGAAGCGGGGAATGCAGTAGAACTGTCCCGCTTTCTCGAACAGCATCACCAGGGCAGCCACGTCTTTCTTGCTCGCCAGGTCCAAAGCCATCCAGCAGCGGCAGCCGGCCATGTCCGCAATCGTGAAGTCGCGCTTCTGCCGCTGCCAGGCCAGCATGTTCATCCAGACCGTCCTAGCTCCCACCCACTGGTTCAGGTGCTTGGTGCGGAAGGCGTTCTGCTTCGACGCCGAACGCTTGGCCTGCTGGAGCTGGGCCAGGAGGAAGTCAGGGAAGACCGACACTCCGTAATTCGGATTGGCCTTGATCAGGCTGGCCGGGTCATCCCACGGATCATCCTCGTCGATCGTGTAGATGATCCCGAAAATCGTCTCATCGATCGTCTGACCCTCGAGAATGCGGATCACATCCCGTCGCTTCTCGTAGCAGGGTCCGCCGAGATTCGATCCCGCCGTCGTAATGATCGACAGCAATGGCTGTTCTCGTGCCCCCATGCCGGTCTGCATGGTGTCAACCAGGGCATCCGTGTCGTGTTCGTGGTACTCGTCCACCAGGGCCGCATGGGGACTCGCACCGTCCCCTGGGTTGCCGATAACCGTCTCGAACTTCGACATATCCTCCATGACGAACATGGGGCCAGGGTTCTTCTGGTTGCCAGAAAGCTCGATACCGAATCGGTTACGCAGGTTCTCAAGCTTGTGCGCCATCATCCAGGCCGGACGGAATACCTCAAAGGCCTGCTTCTCTGTAGTAGCGCCGGAGTAGACCTCAGCTCCCGACTCGCCATCCGCGGCGAACAGGTAAATCCCCCTGGCCGCCAGGCGGGCCGATTTGCCGTTCTTCCTGGGAATCTCTTCGTAGGCCTCGCGGAACCTACGCTTGCCGGTGTCCTTCTTCACCCAGCCGAAGATGTTGGCCTCGATGAATACCTGCCAAGGCTCGAACACTAGCTTCGACTTCGAAGCGCTCCATTTGCCTTTGGTGTGAGGCATGAGCTGCATGAACTTGACAGCACGATCTGCCTTGGCCTCATCGAAAACGTATGGCCAATCGTCATCGCCCTGGCGGTCCAAGTCATTCAGGAAACGCTGGCATGCAAGCTTCACATACCGGCACGCAACGATAGCCCCTCCAACGACATCGCTAGCGTACTGTCGCGCAATGTCGCTGGGGTTCATCTCAGAAATCCTCGAACTCGTCCTTCTCCTTCGGCTTTTCCAGGCTGAACTTCTGGCGGTCGGACGGCGTTAATCCAAGCCGGGCCAGGTTTCCGATCAGATGGGTGTACTTGCCAACCGCGAACTCTGTCGGGTTGGCGCGGTATTCAGCGAGCAGGTTCGCGGTGACCTCCAGGATGATCCGGTCCGATCCCGTCAGAACGCCCTTGATCGACTGAGTGCACAACTCTTTCCACGCGAGACGAGCGGGGCCTTGCAGATGGATGGGCGCTTCGCCGACATCCCCCTCGCCCTTTGCTGGCTCCTGCCGGTAGCGCTGAGGGTTCTTCTTGTCCGCGCCCTTGAACTTTGCGACCTCGGCAGGCTGCTTGTGACGGGCCATTCGGGAACCTAAATTCTGTGGAAATGGAAAAAGACTTGGGGGCGCGGTGTCCTAACGAAAGGTTCTAAGGTTTTGGCCCGCCCCACCCCTATAAATGAGAATTTTTCTCATTAAGCTCGATTTTTCGGTAAAGCCGCACGAATCTAGTGAAAACCACTGCCATTATTCGTAAATATCTCGAATCGTCGTGTACGCTCGCTGGGTGAGCCCGACTATTTCCTAGATGCCGCCGACTCCCTTGCCGTCTTCCTTGCATGGCAGGGGTATCCAGCAATAGCCATCAGGTTCGAGTCATCATCAGTGCCGCCTTGGCTCAGTGGGATGATATGGTCCACCTCTGTGGCGATCCTCTTCATACCCTTGCACTCTGCACACTGGCACATGTAGACATCCCGCTTGAGGATGCGCTCACGCTTTCGGCGCCACGGCCTGCCACCGCGCCCATTCCCCCATGCTTTGTCCTCTACCTCGTGCTTAGTCACTCCCTTGGCCTTGGGCTTGGTGTGACGCTGAGGGAGGTCAGGCACTTCCAGACACCTGATTGCAGGCTGCCTGATCCGGCGGGGTCCAGCCTTGCCGCCTAGCTTGTGCCGGTCTGAGGAACGAGAGCTCGCCGCCTTGCCATTCATCAGGATGGAGGGCCAACAGTCCGGAGCGCAGCAGAGGCTCGAGAACCGTCATGGCGCTCACTACCTCGCCGCTGTACCCAGCAATGTCATCAGGCGTCCATGGCCGATTGGGGTTGACCTCGACTCCTGCAGGGATCGGGTGACTCTTCATGAGGGCTTTCCTTCATCAGACATCCCGATGAGCTTCGCGACCATCAGGGCTTCGGCGAAATCATTTGCGTTGGCATCTCGCCAACGGGATAGCCCGCATACGTGGTAGATCAACTCCCGGCCAGGGAGCGGGCTTTCGGGGCGCTCGATCTTGTAGCGAACCTGGACAACCAGCTTGCCGAACCATCCGCGGCGGACTCGAACAGCAGCTATCTGGCTTTCCCTGGCGGAGCCCATAAACGTCGACATCATCGTTCCCCTGGCGGCGTTGCCAAAAGGCTATTACTGCGTACCGGCTGATGCCCTTGGATCGGTGTTCCATCCAGATAGCTGGTAGGCATGGCTTCAGGATCCTCGCCATCTTCGGCCAGAGCCTGGATCAGCAGGTTCAGCAACTGGTTAGTCAAGCGCTGCTCAACGAGGAGATCGCGCAGGATGACCCGAACCTCTTCCTCGGCTTCAGTCATCGCTTGCTCCAGGACGCTTCGGCTTGGCGGTCATAGCAGAGGCCGCGCGCTCCATGGCAACTCTGGCCCACTTCTTCGCCCATTCGCGCGTCTTGTTGCAGAAGGTGCATTTGGTCATCATATTTGCCCTTTCCCGCGTGGGCTGGCCACCAGGTCCCAGCTAAACGGCTCGATACAAGGCTCTTTCGACTCCACCCCTTCCCCGCAAAGCCTCACGCGCTTATTGTCGAGTGCGAACGTGACCGTGACCGCTGGCACGAGACCGTCGTTGCTGATGCTCAAGCAAAGCTGGCCAGGAAGCGGCATCCCGTTGGCGTCACACAAGATCAGGCTCGTGCCTGTGTTCTTCAGTAGAAGCGGAGCATCCATCAGTACACCCTCAGAATGTGGGCCAGATTCCCCCGCGCACGACACACAAGGCCGAGCAGGATCGCCAGCACCAGGGTCAGCCAAGGGGAGACAGGATTCAGTCTGTAGCCATGGAGCGCATCGAGCATCACGCTCAGGGCGAAACACCCACTACCAACGCACAGCAGGTATGCGAGCCAGGACACTCCCCGGCGATACCTCGCGCCTTGCCGGCGGTATGTCGCCAACCGCATGCAGATGGCGCCGCAAATCATCGCGGCTACCAGAGTCCAAGGGTCAACCATTACGACCTCCAAAGCGGTCCGCTATGAAGCGGAGCCAACCAGGCGTCTTCCCCCCCTGCACCCACTCCAGCAAGCTGGTGCCCACTGCGACGCAGAACAATGCCCCACCAAAGGCGACCAGGCCCGATGTCCTTGCCCACTCCCGCCCAATGACTTCGCCGGCGACGTAGTAGCCAACGATCCAGGACGCAGCGAAGTAACCAAGGCGAGCCCAGGCCGAGATGTCCTTGGCATACACCACGAAGAAGATAGCCCCAGCAAAAGCCCCGATCACTGCATTGGCATCAATGCCAGGGATCAACGCAGACGCGCCAATACCGACCAGGCCGGCGACTGCTACCGCACCACTCGGCTCGGCCATATTCACGTACTCCAGATGCAGAAAAGCCCAGGTCGTTGCCTGGGCCTTGTAGTGTGGTGCCGGCAGCAGGAGTCGAACCCGCAACCCTCTGATTACAAATCAGCAGCGCTCCCTGTTGCGCCATACCGGCTTATTGGCTGACGCGGATGGGATCGAACCATCGACCAGTCGGGTAACAGCCGACCGCTCTACCTCTGAGCTACACGTCATTGAATCGAGTTTGGAGCGGCTCGCGGGACTTGAACCCGCAACATCTGACCCGATGCGCGACAAGCCCCGCCGTTCAGGGCGGGGAAGGATAGCGCGGGACGCGTAGCGGCCCTATACTCAGACCTGTACGGATAGACAGCATTCCCATGCAGCGCCTCCAAGCCTTCAAATACGAACTGATGCCGACCGGCGAACAGCAGCGCCAGATGCGCCGCTTCGCCGGTTCATGCCGGTTCGTGTTCAACAAGGCGTTGGCATTGCAGAAGGAGCGCTACGAGCAAAGCGAAAAGAAGCTCGGCTATGCTGGGCTGTGCAAGCGGCTCACGGAATGGCGGCATGATCCTGAGACGGCCTGGCTCAAGGATGCACCCACGCATCCTCTGCAACAGGTGCTCAAGGATCTGGAGCGGGCGTACAGCAATTTTTTCGCCAAACGGGCCGACTTCCCGCGCTTCAAGAAGAAGGCGCAGTCCGACAGCTTTCGTTACCCAGACCCGAAGCAGGTCAAGCTCGACCAAGCCAAAAGCCGGATATTTCTGCCAAAACTCGGCTGGCTGCGTTATCGCAACAGCCGGGACGTGCTGGGAGAGTTGCGCAACGTCACGGTCAGCCTGAGCAGCGGCAAATGGTTCGTGTCGATCCAGACGGCCCGCGAGATCGAGCAGCCCGTACCGCAGGCTACTAGCAGCGTCGGGATAGACATGGGTATAGCCCGCTTCGCCACACTTTCGGATGGCACGTTCTACGCCCCACTCAACAGCTTCAAGCGACACGAAATCGCCTTGCGCAAGGCGCAACAGTCGATGAGCCGCAAAACCAAATTCAGTAACAACTGGAAGAAGGCCAAGACCCGCGTCCAGAAAGTCCATTCCCGCATCGGCAATGCCCGCCGCGACTACTTGCACAAGACCACGACCACGATCAGCCAAAACCACGCGATGGTGTGTATCGAGGACTTGCAGGTACGCAACATGAGCAAGTCGGCGGCAGGCACGACCGAGCAATCGGGAAGAAACGTCCGCGCCAAATCCGGGCTGAACAGAGCCATCCTCGACCAAGGCTGGTTCGAGTTCCGCCGCCAACTAAACTACAAGCTGGCGTGGAACGGAGGCTGGCTCATCGCCGTGCCACCGCGAAACACCAGTCGCACCTGCCCGAGCTGTGGGCATGTGTCTGCGGACAACCGCCGCACCCAGGCGCAGTTCTGCTGCGTGGAATGCGGTTTCGAGGAAAACGCCGATGTGGTCGGCGCGATCAATATTCTAAGGGCGGGGCACGCCCGGTTCGCCTGTGAAGTGAGCGGTGCGGTAATGCCGCCAGCAGCAGGAACCCACCGAAGCGACTCTGGGGTGGCTCAATGCCACGCCTGAGCGCCGTAGGAATCTCCAGCCTTCAGGCTGGGGAGGATGTCAATTGGAAGGACAGCGCTCTGCCAGTTGAGCTAGAGCCGCGGAATAGGTGCCGGACTAGCCGGCTTCACGCCCGCAGAGCAAGGAGCCGGGGTTTTAGCCTTGATCACCAGTGGTGACCCTTGCCTTCTTCTGCCGCATGCGTGATTTGGAGTGACCGGTGCTGAATCCGGCATGGCGGTGAACTGGCTATAACGCCCACTGAACGTTGCCGCCGCGTATCCTCTTAGCGCATCAGCCTGCGCATTCACTCCGTGCCGGGCTTCCACCGGCTCCCACTTCACTTTAACGCCTGCGTGTCCAAGGCGATCCCGGAGTATTAGGTCGCGGTAGGGCCGGGTCCCACCTTTGACCATCCTCGGCCGCGTAGTCGCAACCCAGAAGGATTCAGATCAGTACTACTACCGCTCCAACCAGGAGCAGCAGGACCAGCGCGCCACCGCCGATACCCTTGAGCAGCCAAACATCTTTCGATTCGGCAGACATTTCAGAACTCCGCATTGGGCTGGAAACGAAAAAGCCCCGGCAGATGCCAGGGCTTCGGTGGTGACTTTCGCCAGAGGCGAATTTGTCACGATGGAGATAAGTTTGCCTCAGCCGCACATTTGTCGTCAAGCAGCATTTTTCATCATTTTTATCGCCGAAGAGACAGGCACAAGCGCGGCCTTGTCGAGATCGTTGCAGGCATCGAAACAGGCCTGGATAAAGCCGTCCCATTCCCTATCCCAGTTTCTTGGGTCAAGTTCAATGCCATGCATACGGTCAAGCCAGGCGCGGAACGACTCAGGGCTCGGGCAAGGATCAACACCTTCGCTCTGCCCGCCCTGATGCATGCGACGGTACCGGAACAAGACTCCCGCAGCGACATAGCGCGCCTTCTCGAATTTCTTCGTGTACATCCTTGGGCCAGTGTCGTACGCCACCCTGAACACGATCTCTTCCGCAGCCTCTTTGTCGTCTTCGCCAGCCATCGGGCTGTACATGTGATTGCCGAACACCTTCAGATGCGCCGGGAGGGTATCGATCGCCTTTTGAATCACGCCGGCGAGCGCCTGATGAACAGCCCGAGGAGTGCTAATGTCGCGCTCAGTTCTGGTCTGGTGGATTCCTGGCACGAAGGTGTGCTGGCTGTAGGAGACAGCCTCCCCATCATCATCTATCTCGGTGATACGGCGCCGGACATATCCGCCAGCTTCGACAATTCCAAGAGCAGCTCGCTCTGCCGCCTCAGCCATGCCGCTGTTCCAAGGGGTATAGAAAGCATCGTGCCAGGCAATGCGCGCGCTGTTTAAATTCATGCCGTTGCCCTCTTCAGTTCGCGCAGCTTGGCGCGGTACTCAGCGGTGATCGCCTTCAGTTCGTCGTTGGTGTACTTGCGGGGACGGTGATCGGCTTCCAGAGCCTCTACAGCTTCCAGGCCGATGCGTTCGATCAAGCCCTCACGGAAGCCCTGGGAAACGGTAAGCCCCTTCCTGGCGTACTTGCTTGAGCCCGCGTTACAGGCCTTGCATTGAAGCCAAATGTTGGATGGCTCTAGGCGGTGCTCGGGCCTTGCCCCCTTTCCGAGAAAATGCCCTGCGTCGAATGCACCTCCAGTCTTCCAGCCTTGTTCGGCCAGTACCTCGGCCTGAGACTTGCCGCAGCTTATGCAGCCGCTGCCGATGGAAAGTTCGTAGGTTCGCCGGTAATCCCGAACGGCCTTCTCTGCATCTTTGATGTGGTCGCTGTGCGTCTTCAGCCTCTCCTTCCGAACCTTGATCTCCCTCCGCTCCCGGTCGTCGATGGCTTTCCGCGCCGGCTTGGCGTGCTTGTCCTTGATGGCCAGGGCGCAGGCCGGCGAGCAGACCTTTTGCGTGCTGCTGAAGCGAGGGGTGAACTCCTGGCCGCATGCAGGGTTCTGGCATTTCTTCGGTTTGGGCTGGCTGGCGGATAGGCTCATTGAGGCTCCCCCGAAACCAAGGCTTTCCAGCAGTCGGTGAAAGCTTTGCTGAAGTCGCCGTAGAGCCTGGACGATTCCTGCCGGCAGGCCCGAACCCCTTCGCCGACTGCCTCGCATACAGCCACCACAAGCGGCACCCAGCCGAAGGCGATCATGATCACCAGGACAATGAGCGCTCTTGGCCGAACAGGAACTCTCCGCATGGCGCGGAAGAACAAGCTGCGGCTCATAGCTCTTCTCCCGCGAAGTAGCCAAGCCATAGGGTGGCCGTCCCAACCATTGAGACAATCCATGGGCTGATGGCCGCAGAGGTCTGCGTGTAGATGATGAGTGCGATGACCAGAAGCTGTCCCACCAGAATTTTTGCAACCTGCCGCCTGCTCATGCCTCCACCCCCTTCGCCTTCTGCTGCTCGGGCTGGAAGTCGCCGCGTAGGGGCATCAACTCATGATCCCCGTACGCCAGGGTTCCTTTGCTGACCTCGGCGTGGCGCACCACCCACCCGGAACTTGGAGCACGAAAGCCTTGGGTGATCTCGTCGCCCTTCTGGAGGGCTCGCTCCAACTCAACTACCGATCCGGCCGGGAGTAGGGAGTCGTAGACCAGAGTAAGGGCCAGATCCCCGACCTTGAACTTGCTCATGCGAAAGTCCCCATCTGATCAGCCGCCGCCATGGCGTCAGCCTCGGTTTCGAAGTGAGAGGAAAGGACCAGCCTCCAGCAGGCGGCAAACACATCGCGGTAAAGCGGCTCAAAAGCTGTATCGTCCATGCTCGCCCAACTGATCGACTTGGCTTCCTTGCGAACGCCGTCAGGCGTATGGATCAGGTGGAAGTGACCGGCCTCGATGGTGATCCACTCGCGGAACGCCTCGCGGCTCTTCTCGACTGCCGGGAAGCGGTCGGCGCGATCAGCCTCAAGCTTGGCGATGTACGCAGCGACGGCGTTCTGCAATTGGCCAGGACGCCCATTCAGATCCTCGAAGTACTTGGCCAGCCCACGAATGCCACGCATCTCCTGGCGCGGCACAAGACCACCTTTCGGTTCCCAGTACTCCCATGCGAGATCCAGCATGGCGAAGAACTTGCCGTGGAACTTGGCATTGCGCATCCGAGTGAATTTCCCGTGGACGACCTGGCCGGCCTTCCACTTTTGGACGGTTTCTCGATCTGCCTCGGTCGCCGGGACCAGGCCCTGGGCTGTGCGGATGAGAGCGAGTTCAGCCACGGCTTGCCCTCCGCTCAGCCAGTTCCGCACAGTCCCGGCACTTCCGAACCCCAGGAACGAGTGCCCGCCGCGCCACAGGAATCTCCTCGCCGCAGTCTTCACACTCACACAGGCTCTCGCCGACGTACTTGACTCGGGAGTACAGGCGTTCAGCGAGTTCACGCTCGGCGTAGTCATTGGCGATGTCTACAATATCCATGTCACTCACCCTCCCCTTGCAGGCTCTTCAGCAGTGCCTTGAGCTGGCGATAGCTTTCCATCGACTTGGCGTTCGATTCGCGTTCCTGCTCAACTGCCAGAGCGACGTCCTCGATGCGATCAGACAGGCGCTTCATGTGCTCGGCCATGCCGGCGAGCTCGTTTGCCAGTTCGCCCAACATCTCCAGCGGGGAGGCGGAGCGCTTCGGCTCGGACTGGGTTTCGATCTTCTTCGCGGGCTCCGCCATCTTCGGCTCCTGATGCTTGGTCTTTTTCTCGACTTGGATTCGTTGGTAGTGGTCAGTACCAGTGCGGCGGATCAGTCCGGAATCGACTAGATCGCGCAGGCAGCCCTGGACAATCCGAACGTCCGGCGTGCTTCCGGTCATGTTGCGAAGTGCGGTGAGCACCTGGAACGAACGCCAGGGCTCAGAGATCGGTACGCACTCGTAGACCTTCTTCGCGATTCCGGTCTGGCCCTGCATGAGGGATTCCTGTTTTGCGGGAGTCACTGCTCGATCCTCCCTTCAGGCCAAATGCTCTTCACGACCGCGAGCGGGTCGCAGTCCTCCATCAGAATCATCGTGAACGCCGGGCGACCCGGCAGAACTACCTTCCAGCAGCGCTTCATGCGGCCTCCTGATCGGCTTGTTGTTGGGTGATTCCGGAAAATTCAATCCACTGGCGAGGCTTGTGCCCTTCGCGCTCCATGTACTGAGCGGATGCGGGGTCGAACCAGAGATAGATGGTTTCCTCGACACCGGTCAGGCGCTGCTTGGTGATGATCATCTTCACGTCCGGCTGCTGCTTGAGGTGCTCGGCTTGATCCTCATCGGTGCCCTTCATCGCGGACTCCTTCTTCTTGTTGCGCCACACGGTGATCACGTTGTCGGCCAGGTCAGTGAGGATGGCGCCGCCGCGAACGTCGAGCTTTCCAGGCATCTTGGATTCGTCGTCTGCCTTGCGCGGGTGAGCCACCAGGTGAACGTGGACGCCCATCTCATGCGCGAAACCAACGATGGATTCCATGGCCTGCTTCTGGCCGTTGTAGTCGTCTTCGGCCATCCCCAGCTTCGCCAGGCTATCGACGACGAACTGCTTCACCCCATAACGGCGAGCGGCGTAGCGGAAGGTTTCGATCATCTCGGCGGTGTTGGCCGAACCCATCTGGTTGTAGATCCACAGTCGACCACCCAGGAACTCCAGGATGGCGTGGATGTACCCACGGGAGGGCTGGTTGAGCCCGGCGGCCTGGCGCACCATGCGCTGCAAGGTCCGCTTGGCAGGCATCTCCATCGAGGCGATGCAGAACTTCTCGCCCTGGCGCATGCCGTGGAAAGCCAGGTAGTTCAGGAGCTGGGATTTCCCGTGCCCGCTCCAGCCGGTCCAGATCGTGACCTCGCTGTCGCGGAAGCGGATCATGTCGCGGGACTTCTCCCATGGGGTCGCCATACCCATGACTGCGGGGTTGCGCTCGAAGAACTCGGCGCACACGTCATCAACGAACGACTCAGCCCCTACCAGCTTCTCGGGATCGAGCGTCTTGGCCTTGGCGTAGCAGTCGTCGATGTCGTCGCGGGTGTAGAACAGGGCATCCAGGGCTTCGTTGAAGTCCTTGCAGCCCAGGTCCAGGATGCGGCAGCGCTCGCGCCCAAGGCGCTTGATGATTTCTTCGGTCGCCTGCTTGCCGGGCTCGTCGTCATCCATGGCGAGGTAGATCACGTCGAACCGGGACAGGCGCGAATATTCGTGCTCGATCCACGCCTGTTTCTCGCCCTTACCACCACCGAACGGAACCGACAGCGCCGGACGACCGTACTGCCAGGCAGTCATGGCGTCGATCTCGCCCTCGGTGATCGTCACCTCGCGAGCGCCATCGGGAATGGCCTGCCAGCCGAACAGGCAAGGCTCTGCGTCAGCCGAGGCGGAAATCCGTTTCTTCCCGTTGGGGCGATCAACTCCGAGCTTCTTCCAGAAGATCAGAGCGCCGTCCCGCAGGTACGGGAACACGATGTCTCGGCCAGACTCGCCGATCTTGAACTCGGCAATGGTTTCCGGCTTCAGGCCGCGCCCAACAAGGTAGGCCATGACCGGAGACTCATCGACCGGAGCCTTGCACTTGGGGCGCTCAGGGCGAACGTAGGTCTTGCGAGAGGGCGCTTCGAGTTTCGGATCAGCGATGCCCAAGTAGGACTTCGCCTCGGCCAGTGCGGTGCCCATGTCACAACCGCGAACAGCGCGCCACAGGTCCAACAGGTCGCCTGTTTCGCCGGTCGAGAAGTCGCACCAGACGCCGGCTTTCTCGCCCTTGAGGTGGACGCCCAGGCTCTGGCCCTTTTCGCCGTTCACGCTGCCGACACGCCACTCGGCTCCCTCGCGCTTTCCGCTGGGCAGCAAGTGGTGCGCAACGTCGATCACGCGATCAGCGAGGCGCTGAGCAATCTCAGAGGGGGTCATTGCGCCTCCCCGGCAGCCGGCAGGCGCTTGCAGGTGTAGTCGTGCGTGTAGATCGACAGGACTGTGTTCGGAAGGTGGTCGTGCCAGAACTCGTGGGACTCGGTCACATAACCACGCGGCGCTTCGAACGGGTATGTTTTCCCGTTCACGACAGCGCCCTTGCGGATCGGGTGGACGTTCGACTTCACGCGGTCAGGGAACAACCCCATCCACCCTGCGCTGATCGAAGCCTGGATCACTGCATCCGGGTTGGGATGGCCTGCAAGCTGCTTCGCTTGCGCCTTGCAGGTGGTCTCCTTCAGCGGCTTGCGCAACTCGCTCCGGCACTTGACCCATTCAGCCCACACCGATGGCGTGACGTTTTCCGGGCAAGCATCCAGCGGGTTGAACTTCGGAGACGGCACAGCCGGCTCTACCCCCTCAGGGGGGTAAGGGGGGTTATGCTCTTTCTCTTCTTCTGTATCTTTATCTAGCGTGACATTGCGTGACTCTGCGTGACATTGCGTGACATCATCAACTTTAGATGCCTCCCGCTCACGTTCGCGCTGCTCCCTTTTACGCTGAGCAGCAGATTTTGCGCCTCTTTCAGGATTACCGGCGTCCTCGCGCTTCGGCTGACGGTTATCCCATCCAGTGATGGCATCACCATCCAGAACGCGCCCTTGCATCGCGTCGATAACATTCACGATCTGTTCGTCTGTCACGTCAAGCGCGCTAGCCAAATCTTCCGTCGTGACAGTCACGTGACCGCGCGTGACATTTCGTGACGCATCGACCAGAAGATGCAAATACACCGCCTGGACCAACGCAACGGGTTGCCCGGATACGCGAGCAATCGTTCTCCATTTCGGATCATTCGGCATGTCATGCCAAAGCCGCAGCCAGCTATTCGACATTTCCTTCTCCTTTGTCATCGTCCAGCGGGCCACGCATGTCTTCCCGCATCGATGCGGCGAGGATGCAGATGTCGCTTGTGAACTGGTGGAGTTGATCCAGAGTGATGGTCACGACCTGATCACCTTGGCAGATGGCAATGGAGTTCTTCGCCGGACGAAGCTCCAAGGCGTTGTAAGTCAGCGTTCGAGGTTGCATAATTCACCTGTCACCTGATGTTGTTTTCCCACGCGTGATTCGGCTGCCACCGATCCACGCACCGACAAAGCCCTGTAGTAGTCGCTCAGGGCTTTGTTGTATCTGCGCCTCCACTCACTCGAACCCATTCCCGCTAGCTCTTCAGCAGCGTTAGCCATTGCGGCGTAGTCAGAGTTCGTGAGACGAGGGCGCATAGTCACTTCGCCCTGTGCAGTTCGAGCACGGCTCGAACCTCTTCATGCCGGGCAGCCATGTGCTTGGCATGCAGGGCCAAGATTTCCTTCGCCTCATCGGCGCTGATCTCCCCGTCTTCCAGGGCCAGAGCGATCATCTGATCAACCCGTCCACGCTTAACCGCTGTACGCAGCGAACGGTGGTGCAGGTCTACGTTGTCCAGATCGCCCGCTTCCGGCGTCCGCACAAACACTCCCCCGTACATCGCGCAGATGTAGTCCGGCAGATAGGAAGTCCCCATCTCCTGCTCCAGGACGTACAGGTCGCCGTCGCTCAGGGGCTTCACGCCCGCCGTTTCGTACATCTGGTTCTCCAGGCGCTTCAGCGGAATCCCCAGTCGCGCAGCAGCGCAATCGCGACCGCCCGGATAGGCATTGGCTACCGTGGTCATTACCTTTCTGCGGGTCTCTAGTACGGGCGTTTTCATGCTCTAGTTCTTCCCATGAGGTTGGTGCTATACGCTGTCAGCCGTGAATTGAGGGGGCGGCGAAAGCCAGCGCTTCGAATGTGGAGTCCGGCGCAACCGTGGTAGCTTTTTGCTTCCACACGAAAAGGCCGCGGAGGCCGGAGATGACTGACGAAATCGACAAGATCGTTGCGACGATCAACGCGCAGAAAGGCGAACTGATGGGCATCAACGCCTTCCTTATGGCAATGGCACGCTCGCTAACACCTGCGGAACTCGGGAGGGTTCTCGACGGGTTCGATAACGAAATTGCGCACATGCGATCGTTCTTGGCGTACTCGCAACTGCCGGACGAAGTCATTGGGGGTCTCGAGGGCTATGTGAAGACTTGGAACGCGATTCGAACGAGGCCAAACCAGTCTTGAGAGACTGCGCCCAGAAAGCGTCTCGGCTCTCCTCGTCATCCTTCAGCGCATTCTCGGCAGTCACTTTCTCTGGCCCGGCCAGAACCATTTCGCGGGCCAGCTCAAGGAAGCGCAGCGCATCCTCTTGGCTCATGCCTGAGTCGAACTGGATGTAGGCCGTTGGCCACTTGTCGATCAGCCGGATTTCACTGGAGCTCTTCCTCGACGACGTGGCGCCCAGGAAGTAGGCCATCGCCAACGAGGAACCAAAGATCAGGATTTGCATGAATTCGGTCATGGCTGGCCTCCCGGCCGGTAGATTGGTCGGGGTCAGGCAACGGCCTTGCGCGCCGGGATCGGCCGCGTTTCAACAGCCTCCAACTTCCCGTCGTCACGGATCGTGATGGTTATGTTCCGCTTGGCGCGGAGCATCTGAGAGATAGCGCTCTGCTGCACGCCAAGCCCTTTGGCCAGATCAGCCTGCGTGCCGTGCTCAGCCAGGTATTCAATGAGGGTTACGGTCTTCATGGTGTGCTCTCGCTGGAGTCCTGCACACACATTAGCACTGCTGTTATTGATTTTTCAAGCAAAACAGCAGCAGTGCTGTTTGCATAAATATCAGCTCTGCTACTTAATCACTCGGATGAAAAAGCCCGTAAGAACCCCTCTGTCGCAATCCCAGTTGGACGACGCTAAGCGCCTCCAGGCCATCTACAAGAAGCGAGTCAAGGAATCGCGTGAACGCGGTGACAATCCAATACTGAACCAGGCTGAGCTGGGTGAAAAATGCGGCTGGAAGTCCGGGCAAAGCACCGTCAGTCAATACATGACTGGACGCGTTGCGCTTAACCTTGAGGCTCTTGTCAGGCTCGCCGAGCATCTTCAGTTTGAGCCGTCGGAGGTGAGCCCAACCCTGGCTTCTGGAATCAGGCGCGCCAGTCACCAAGATGGAGTCAAGGCGCCTGAGCGCGAAGCCGCGAATGCGCCATTCCCGGATCGTCTTGATGCTGCCGACCTGAGCGAGGAGCGATACGCCTTCGTGCCTCAGTACGATGCCAAGGCAGCGGCCGGTTTAGGAAGTGAGAACCCGCATGTTGAGATTCGAGCCACCTTGGCTTTTAAGCGGGAATGGCTCAAGGCGAAGGGCGTTAGCCCAAAGAGCTTGGCCGTGATTTATGCGGATGGCGAGAGCATGGAGCCCACCATCAACGATGGTGATGTGCTCCTCGTTGATTTATCTAAGATTGAGCCTGAAGACCACCAGGTCTTCGTGCTCGCTGGATCTGATGGAGCCATCGTCAAGAGACTGGTTTCATCCACTTTTGGCCGCTGGATAATCCGAAGTGACAACGAGGATAAGGCCGAGTTTCCAGACCGTAACCTGTCGCGTGAAGACAACGACGAGCACCGCATCATAGGCAAGGTCATCTGGCGGGGTGGGGATTTGTAGCTATGGGCGGGTCATAAGGGAGTGATGGAGCAATTGAAGGGATCGGTTGTCAGATAGCCGAAGGAGCAAGGGAGTGAACAAGGCCACTTGGCTTGATGAGTGCCGGGATTGGTGCAAAAAGATCAAATACCTTTCCGAAGAGCTGGAATGGGGAGAGCGGCCAAATCACAGTGGTTGGCTTGAAGCGACCAGCGCTTTACTGGACGAAAACCGTGTCACTCTGCCTCGTTTGCTATTCAAGGGAGAATATCGCCCTGGAAGGATGGGCGACCGGATCAGCTACGGTCTCATGTATCGAGAACAGCGAGAGATGCGCAGGGTCTTCATGCTAGAGATCTATCCCAAACATGAGCGCTCGCATTCAGAAAATGGAGTGGTTTTCTTCGGACCACACATCCATTTGGGCGATCCACGGCTCGATCAGATCACACGTATTGTCCATGCCAATTTAGATGGGCCGACCGTCAATCGGTGGATTGAGCGATTCCGCAGACACGCTAGAATCCTGGACAATGACCACCGTCAGTTGTGCGCTCCGTTCACTGATGATTTGTTTGGGTGATCCATGGCTACTCTCGGCTGCTCAACGTTCTTCACTAAAGCTGGATGGCACTGTCAGGCAGTCCAGGCCGGCGGAGCCATGGCCACCTATATCAGCACTCCGATCGTGCTCCCTGGTGGTAAACCTCTGGATTTCTACCTAATCCCCCGCGGAGAACTGGTTGAGTTCACTGACGATGGGATCACCATGTTCGCTCTCAGCGGCCTAGGGTATCAGCTCGGCGATAAGCGAAACTGGAAAGGTCTAGAGAATCTAGCCATCAAGCATGGGTTTAGCCTGACCGAATCGGGATCGTTTGAGGCTGTGTTCCTCCAATCGGATATGGCCGAATGGGGTGGCCGCATCCTCAAACTCTTTGCGGCTATCGCCGCCTGGGAAGACGAGCGTTTCAGTGAGGGCGATACTGACTTCTCTCTCACGTCAGAGATTGAGATGCTGCTCCGCGCCAAGGCGCCAGAGAAGCAACTGGTCAGGAACGCTACCGTGTCCATTGGGAAGAACGAGATATCCTTCGACTTCCTGTGGGGAGATACTTATGTTGATGCAATCCGACCTGTGGCGCAGTCGGTGAACGCTCGACTTAGGAAAGCCGTTCTCATTAACCGCAGCGAAGATCCGCTTAAGTTGCTGTTTATCGTCGATGATCGAGGCCAAGAAGAGCGGGCCGAAGCAGAAATCAGCGTACTAGGGGACATCGCCAGCACAATACGACTGACGGATTTCGAGAAGCACTACAGTCCAGCGCTACATTGATCACAGCCCCGCACCCGCGGGGCTTTTCGTTCCAAGCTGCCCTTCCTTCCCGGCTCTGCACTGAGCTGACGACAGCCATGCCCAGGCGCTGAACTCGCCCCAGCGCTGCCCCGCCTGACACCGAATCCTGAGCCCGCCTAGCCAAACTGTGGCTACCCTCTCCAGTCCCCTCCGAATAGAATCACCTAGCCATTACACATCGAGGAGTTTTCCGTGGCCCTGATTAAATGCAAGGAATGCGGCGCCCAGGTGTCGAACAAAGCCAAAGCCTGCCCATCGTGCGGTGCAAAGGTACCCAAGAGCGTTGGCGTCATCGGCTGGCTGTTTGTGATATTCATCGTCCTGCCTATCGCTTGGCAGTTTGGAACGGGAATCGGCTCCTCCGGCGATGCGGCTCAGTCGCGACCATCCAGTTCGCAATCGGCAGCCACAAGCACTACTAAATCCCCGTGGGAGCGCCATGAATACAAGGACCCGATGAGTGATGAAGTAACCACAATGCTCACGCTCCAGTCGAAGACGTCAACCCTCTTCGATTTCCCATATCGGGTTGCAGGGGGTTCGTTCCTGAGCCTCACCTTCCGCAAGAAGGGCAAAGACCTGGACGCCTTCCTCAAGATCACCAAAGGGCAGATGCAGTGCGGTTATCGAGACTGCGGGTTCGTTCTTCGGGTCGGTGAAGGCAAGGCGCAAAAGTGGACCGGGGTCCGCAGCTCCACCAACGACAGCGACCTCATGTTCGTTCGGGACGCTAAGCAATTGGAGTCCATCGTCAAATCGGGCAAGCCTTTCCGGATCGCCATAGAGTTCTTCCAGGCAGGAGAGCGCGTTTTCGAGTTCGACCCAACAGGCTACCCAGGCCTATAGCAGACAGAGACGTTCCCAAGCCCGCCTAGCGCGGGCTTTTTCATGGGCGCAAGAAAAATATCAGCAGTGCTATTGACCATTCAATAACAGCACTGCTAATTTATCTTCAACGCCGCAGAACACCGCAGCGCCAGGCCACCGAGCCGACCGCTCTTTCGACAATTTGGGAACCCTCTGCTGCGCCAACGTCGCGAGACGCTGGGAGAGGCAAAAGACGCAGCCCGAGCTGGGCCGGACAGTCCAGCCGTGCAAGCCCATGCGTTGCACGCGACGTCGCTTAAGTCACCTGCCAATAGACCAAAGAAGCAAACGCAGGAGTGGGAACGAACCCCGACAAGGAGAAGCGACCGAGATGACACCAAGAGGAGGAACCCATCCATGCAGTAACAAGCCCAGCCGATGTTCGGGTCGGCAATCCGCGCGTACGTGCCCTACTCAACGGGCCGCCGGGCTGCACTCAAGCGCGGAGTAACACTGATACCCCATGACCAGCGCTGTATGCCGATTGAAGGCGTTGCGAGGGAAGCCCAAGGCCAAACACATCGAGCCCTAGCTGCTATCGGAAGTGGTGAGGGCAGCAACACCCGCGGGTTGTAGAAGCCCAGTTAGGCGAACGCGGTGATTTGAGCGCTGCTAAATGCAGCGCTTTCCAGGACCTCCTTCGATAGAAGGTCGCGGAAAGCGGAGACAGAAATGAGCGAAACGCTAACCCAGGAGAGGCTCAAGGAGCTTCTCAGCTATGACGCAGCAACCGGCGAATTTACGTGGATGGCAAGGAAAGGATCCAGAGCGCTTCCAGGGGCAGCAGCAGGCAGCAATGACGGGCAAGGATACGTCCGTATAGCTATCGATGGATGCAGATATCGAGCTCACCGCCTGGCTTGGCTGTATTGCTACGGCAAATGGCCTGCAGCGCAAGTCGATCACCTGAACCATCGTCGAGATGACAACAGGCTCTCAAACCTTCGCGAGGTATCGCATTCCGAGAATCAGAGGAACGCAAGCCTTTGCAGGAGAAACACTTCTGGAGAGCTTGGGATAAGCCTCGAAATCAGTCGCCAGAAATGGCGCGTCCTGATCTCGATTGATGGGACAGGGAAGCGAAAGCACATCGGCTATTTCAGCTCTATCGAAGATGCCCGATCTGCGCGCGACGAGGCCTATGAGCGGCACGGATATCACCCGAACCACGGGGCGAAGCCACCTGCCGCATAAACCCCGATTTCACTGGCTGGCCCTCGACCGAGGGCCAGACGGGAAGTCAACATGCCCTGGAGGGCAAGACGATGAATGAAAAGGCCTCACTGGCTTTACGTCAGTCTCTTCGAATCATCCGCAGGGAGAGCTACGTACACCGAGCGCGCATCGAGTACTACGAAACGGTCGGGATGTTGCGCGGATTGCACTACGGCGGAGCGATCGACTCCTGGCAGCTATTAGCTCTAACCGAGCTAGCAGGAAGCGCATACATCAACGCTGGGAAACCCTGGTAAGGAGACTGAAATGGCTCAATTCAACATCGATTCCCACCTGAGCGACGGCAAGAGCCTGCAATGGCTTGCCCTGCCGGACGCCGGTGAACAGCCTCTGGACGTTGAGGTGAAGGTTCGCCAGGCGGCAATGAAGAAGTTCGGACAGTCCGTCTTCTTCAATTGCTGGGAGCACGTAGTTGCAAGCAACGGCTACATCACCGTGCGGATGCATGCGTGATGCAAGGGTCGACCCGATGACAATCATTCACGAATGCGACCGGTGCAACGCGCCCGGTCGCGTGATCGAGACGTCCGACGGATTCCGCTGCGAGGGTTGCTACGAGGAGGCGCAGGAGCAGGTGCGCAGCGAGGCGAGCTGCCCCGAGTGTGGGCGCCTGGGGGTGACAGCTACAGGAATTTGTTACGCCTGCGAGAACACTTGAGAACACTGCCACGGTTCGCCGGGGCATCACCGAGGAAAGGACATGAGAGTTCACGAGAAATTCAGCAAGAAGGGGGCGAGGCCGCTGGAGTGCGTACAACCAACTGTTCGCACTATTGCCGGCGCCGTACATCCAGTCGCGGTTGAGTTCTTCCAGACGAGCGATTCCTGCGATGGCCGCACCCTCACTGCATTCATGACGCCGCAAGAGGCGATGAAGTTGGCCCTGCATCTGCAGCACGTCGTGCAGGGCGCTATGCGCTAACCCGCCGCCCTGCCAGTAGCAGGGCATCACCAGACCCAACACACCCAGCGATCAGCAGGAAGAGAGGGCGACATGTGCAACTGTCACAGCAAGTCGGAACAGCGCCTGAGGGAACACGTACAGCAGCAGCTCCCAACTGGCGCAACCGGACTGAGCGTTGAGCTTCAAGGCTATGTATTCAGCCTCGGCGGAAGCGAAGGGGTAAACCATCGAGCAGCCTGCCCGGTGGAGATCCAGTATCAGGCACCAAAAAAGTCGGGAGGCATGAAAAACGTGAAGCAGAAAAGCTTCCTGCGCGCCTCCTACTGCCCATTCTGCGGCGAGAAATACGACAAGTAGTCACCGCCCGCGCCTGCCGGGTTCCCCAACGCAGGCCCGATCAACCTGGCTCCCCATCGCCAGGCTGTATCGGAGAGTGGTCTGAATGCGCAGGCTGATGCGCATGCTCATGGAATCGGCACCTGTATGCCTCAGTACTGAGCCGACCAATGCCGGATATCAGCACCGGCCAGACCACTCCCCCATACAGCTACCACGCACAACCCGACAAGGAAACCAACCATGAGCACTACCATCCCCGATTCGATTCATCCGAGTGACCTTCCCGAAATCGGCCAGCCCCTGGCCGACGGAACCTTATTTGCCCGCCAATGGCTCAATGACAAAGAATACGCCTACGTTGATCTCGGCAAAAGCGCCGAGTTCACTGGAGAATGGGGCGAGTATGGGCAGGACGTGGACGGCGCCGTCAGCTATCGAGACGGAGCTTCGAACACGGTCGCTATGGCTGAAGCTGGAAGCCCGATTGCCAAGTACGCTATGGAGATCGGAGAAGGCGTATTCATTCCCTCTGTTCTGGAACTGGCTCTTCTGCTCTCCGCCAAGCAAGCAGGCGAGCTGTCTGGTTTCGCAGATCGCTGGTATTGGTCGAGTTCGCAGTTCTCCGGCGACAGCGCCTTCTACGCGGACTTCCACGACGGCGACACGAGCTTCAGCGGCAAGTACTACGACTTCCGTGTCCGGCCCGTCCGCAAGATTCTCATTCTTCAGTAATCCAGTCTCAGGCAAGAGAGGAATCCATGCCAGACCTTGGCGAGTTCGCAGCGCTGTTCGTTGTGCTGTTTCTGACTATGTATTGGTGAGGTGAGAGATGAGTGAGTGGATAAAGTGCAGCGACAGGCACCCTGAGAACTTGGGTGAAGTCATGGTCTGGAGAAAGTGGCCGGGATGGGACTGCTTCGCTCCCGAGTTCGACCGCTGGGAAACTGACGAAAGATCGGATGAAGGCGGTTTCTGGATGATAGCTGAGGACTCTTGCCAGCACATCGAAACCTGTGCCGATGGACCTGGACATGTAGAGCGACCTGAAACCACCCACTGGATGCCACTACCCGAACCACCGCAAGACGCCTGACAGGCAGGAGAACAGAATGAGCAAGCAGTCGTATACACCAGGGCCATGGGACTACTGGTCTGGCTACAACCCAGTCGATGAGCTTGAAGCTCAGATAACAACCGAAGACGGCGATATTGTGATTGCTAGTTACAATCGCCAAATCCCGGAGGGCGAAGCGAATGCCAAATTATTGGCTGCTGCGCCCGAGCTGCATGAGGCCCTGGTCGCTCTGGTTGAGTGCGAGCAAACGACACCAGAGCTTTGGGAAGCAGCCCGAGCCGCAATCGCAAAGGCCACCGCCTAACGCGCCCTTGCGCATACACACACTGGAGGCGAGAACATGCCGATCTACGCAGTCACCGTACTTGCAATGGGAACCGTTGTGGTTGAGGCCGAGAACGAAGATGAGGCCGGCCTGATGGCGATGAATGAAGTTGATGCCGGCGATCTTGAAACCATGAGCGGCGAGATCGACTGCGTAATCCGGCCTGAAGAGCTTGAGCGCTACAGGCGTCACGGAAACCTCGTGCTGATCGACGAAGACTGACCTCCCCGGCAAGGACGCCACCCTTCAATGGGGATGCGCTACTGCGTGTTCGGCCAGACCAGAAATGGATACTCGACAGCACGGGTAAAGAAGCAGCCGTAACCCGGCCATCCCCACCCTACCCCTCTTAGCCCGGCAAGTCCGGGCATTTTTTCGCCTGTATGACGACAGCGAGACAGGACGCTGCCGCATGCACGCGCATGGAGAATAACATGATTGATCCAAGAGCGTACAGCGAAAACCGCATCATCGCTCCTGAGCCGCTACCACACGTAAGCAGGAAGGCTTTGAAACGAGTTACCCATGCTCTCCCAATTCCAACCGTTTGCCCGTACTGCGGAAGCGATGTTGACCTTGTGAACAACAGCGAAATCTATCGCGGCAAGTCATACGGAGATTGGCCATACGCCTACCGTTGTGCGAATTTCAATGGCGACTGCGATTCCTTCGTTGGCCTTCACCCTGATACAGACCTTCCTCTCGGTACGCTCGCAGACAAACCGCTACGCGAAGCCAGAAACCGCTGCAAGCGCCCATTCGAACGCATCTGGCGCGACAAGTTGATGAAGAGAACCCAAGCATATGAATGGCTAGCTGAGCAACTAAAAATTCCAAAAGAGCAATGCCACTTCGGGCTGTTCAATATCGCTCTTTGCGAGCGGGCAAAAAACATCTGCGATCAGTTTCTTGAAGCTACTTACACCGACCCATTGAGGTTCGGGTGAAGAGTGCGAGGTGAAACATGAACACCGCATTGAAATACGCCCAGGAGCGCTGGGACAACGCGCTACCGCCTGATGATGACGGCGACCGCGAGTATGTCACCGCGCAAGTCGGGAAGCTTTTGAACTGCGAAGACGGTGATTGCGTGCCGTTCCATGACCGGAAAGAGAGGCCCTTTATCGGGCCGGAGTTTACGGTCTACGGCTTTGCTGGCTTCGTTCCGGAGTGGCTCGCCGAGGTAGACGGCAAAGAGTGCCCGATGACGCAGCTACTTCTGGCCGTGCGTCGAGGCGACCTGGAACTGGCACAACGCATCTGGTTCCGCGCATTCGAATCCACGCTTATCGAGAACGCCGAGAAGCTGGTTAGGGAGAGACGCACATGACCATCACCATAGACCTGACCAAGGCCGCCCAAGTCCTGATCTTCGGCGGCTTTTTTGTGGGCAGCGTGTTCATGTTCGCCGTGGCGTTTGTGGAGGTGGCTGGGCTATGAAGCTGACGACGACCGCCTACTACAACGAAATCGACCCATATGCCGCTCAGTGGCTTCGAAACCTGATCGCCGCCGGCCACATAGCACCTGGCGACGTCGACGAACGATCGATCGAGGATGTTCACCCAGATGACCTCAAGCACTACACACAATGCCACTTCTTCGCAGGAATCGGTGTCTGGTCGCTCTCCCTTCGCCGCGCCGGATGGCCAGATGATCGACCTGTTTGGACCGGCTCCTGTCCTTGCCAACCTTACTCCAAGGCAGGCAAGAGACTTGGGTTTGCTGATCCACGACACCTCTGGCCGTCATGGAGCCATCTCATCAGAGAGCGGCGCCCTCCAGAGTTGTTTGGCGAGCAGTCTCCTGAAGCGCTTGTCCATGGCTGGTTTGATCTCGTCCAGGGTGACCTTGAAGAGGCTGGATACGCCGCTGGGGCGATACATTTTGCAGCTGCCTCATGCGGGGAGCCGATCCTCAGGAAGCGGGTCTACTTTGCTGCCAAGCATCTCGGCGAGGGAGCACAAGGACAGCAGTCGCGCAGAAGTCCTTGCCAGGCTGGACCGCGGAGATGGCGTGGCGAAGAGGATCTGCGCGCTATCGCAGACTCTCCGCTACAGCCGGGAGATCGTTGGCCTCAACCCATCGTTCGCAGCCTGGACCATGGCTATTCCGGTCGAATGGGTGCTCTGCATGCCATCGGAAACGCCCTCAACGCTGAAGCGGCGACGCAGTTCATAGCCGCATACATGGAGGCAGCATGAACACCAGACGCACAGCAATCTGTCTAGCAGCCTGTCGGACTTTTCCCCTCGCCGGTAGAATTGCGCATCGCTCCTGG